CGAACTGAGAGTATGCACCCTGCAGTTCGTTCACCATCCTGAAAGGGAACCCTGATAACATGGCCGCCCTTTCCTCGTCCGTTTTAGACGGAAAGAGGTATTTCAATGCTTCTATGCTATCAACGCCTAATTCTTGAAGATTCCTTACAACAATAGAATTATTCAGTGTATCTTGTGTTGAATCTTCGTAAACCGGACCAAGCCATCTCCACTGAATGCTGACATCCCCGTCAGGGATTAAACCTTTAACTCCGGGTGGTATCTGCTGAGCCTGTAAAGAAGCCATGAGTAACTGCTTTATCTGCTCCTCATAAAACTTCATAGCTCCTTCATATAACTCCATTTCTTCTGGAGAAGCATCCTCAGGTAAATCAACTGGTTTTTCTAACCCAACAGCAGCAGCTAATGTCTCACGGAAGAGTTGCTCTTCTTGGAAAATAATTAACTCTAAGCAACGACATAAACCATATGTATATATAGAAGCAGACTTTTTCTTAGCAGTGGCTGCAACTCTACCAAATAGAGATTTATATTCAGTGGCTGTTACTCCAGCTGATATTGACAACTCGTCAACACCACCTAATGCTGTTCTTATTTCTTCTCTATATTGTCTAGAGAAAGAATTCTGATCACCAGTGATAGCGTCAGGAACAATGTAACCTACACGATCATTCGGTTCTAAATTAGCTATAACTCTTGGTACTCGTATCTGCCCATCAACACCACGAGCTAGAGGATCAGCTTTAAAACGAGACTGGCTTAATGGATTCATTCCTGCAAAACCAGAGTTAGCTGCAATGGATGGCCTTTGAACAACAGACTCTCCTGACTCCATTAAATCTGTTTTAGGTCTTGAGGATAATAATGTAGGATTTCCAAAGAACTGAACGTTTTTACGCATAGTGCGTATCATTTCATCATGAGTGCAGATATGATTAGCTAACGCATCAAATTCACCTACGCCTTCAGCTGCGAATCCTTTTGCATTATTGAATATCTCTACACAAGGAATAAATCCTAGAGTATTAGTAAATGTCTTAGTTTTACCAGCTAATCCCTGATAGGTGGAATCAAAGGATATTTCACCTTCAGAATGGGTCTCTTGTATTATTTTCTTCTTAATAGATAATCTTATATATCTCTTAGCTCCTCCTGCCCCTAACATATCAGGACCACTAATACTTTGATTAATTACCTCCTGTTGATAACCTGAGCCATGTCTTACTTTATAGCTATAGATAATTACAACTTCATCAAGCTGGCCGTCAATATTGTAATAGCTTCTATATTCATGCTTACGAAAATAATATAGTCTGTAGTTAGTCTTAGTGGGTCTGATGTAAAAAATACCTTGTCCATCACAAAGAAAATAATCCCATATAGAATCTAGTCTAGTATCAAGCTGGTTATATTTAATCACTCTATCTACGAAATCTTTTCTTTGATTTCCAAAGTTATCCTGAGCTGGGAAGAATTCTACACCTTGTCTGATTCCGAAAAGTTTCATCTGGGCAAGATGTGAAGCCACTATCCCAGTGTCTATCATTCCTCCACCATCTTTATTGAGGTAAGAGTCTATTATCTCTTTTAGTCTAGTTTTTGGATCGTTGTTACCCATTACTATTTTTTACGCTTACCTTTATACATCTTAGCAGCTCTAGCCGCTTTGCCAGCCTTTGCTGCCGTTTTCGTATTCTTTACGAACTGTTTTCCTTTTCTACTACCAGCTCTTTTTTTACGATCGGTTTCTTCTCTTTCTTTTTTAGAAAGTTTCGCCCAAGCACTTTCTGGTAGGTAACGCTTGGTATAACCTTTTCGAATAGCTTTATCAGCCATCTTTCTTCTTCATGCCTTTAACAAAATCAGCAAGAAAATCTTGCATAACATCAGCCTGTCCAGCATGTAATTTAGCTGACTTTCTTAACTGACCAGGCATGGCTTTTATTTTTGCAGGAATTTCCATGTTACTTTTTAGAATCTTTGTACTTTTTAGCGGCAGATTTTGCCTTCTTTCTTTTTTCGTATTCGTCCTTTGTCATCCATTTTTCTTTACCCCATTTCTTCAGGTCTTTTTGTTTCTTGCCTTGTCCTCCCTTATAGCCTCCACCAGCTTTTTTATAAGCGGCTGCAACCATTTGAGCTTTTCTGGCACTCCACTGACCGGGCTTTCCACCCTTACTGCCAGCCGTGATACGTTTTTTTATTCGTTCACGAAGGGCAGGTTTAGTATATTTTGAATCATCTTGTGCCATCTCTAACTAACCATCTTGTTACCATAATTCCCTATTGGAAAAGCAGTACTAGATAATGTTCTAGGCATTCCGTACAAAGGTATGTCTTCATCTCTAGGTTTTAACTCTGGTATTGGATTACCACTAGGATCTACAGGAGCATTATGATCAGCAGGATTATGTCCTCCTGGTGTTCTATATCTAGGTATACCGTTAATTGTAAAAGTAGGGTCGTGACTACCATGAGCCAACTTCATTCCTTCCATATTTCCCACCTGTCCCATACTTCCCAAACCAACTGCAAGAGGCACAGGATTAGTTCCTTGTGCAGGATTCAGATTTGGTAAAGGTCTACCTTCTTTTTTATATGCTTCGATAAGACGGTTCATATCTTGAGGAGTTACTCCTCGTGTCGAACTTAAGGCTCCTTGAAACACTCCGCTGTTTCCCGGTCCTGCCCCGCCACCAAAATTAAACATGATTTACACCATACTTTTTTAGTATTCTACTCTTCGTTTATTTCGTATTTAAAAGGATCGTTCAATCTATTCAAAAGTAAACCTGGTCCTTTCACGTTCCATTCAATCAAATCTCCGTCAATCCAACCTAGTTCATTATGTATTTCTTCAGGTAAGTTTAGTGATAGCTCACCGTCTGAAGCTTCTCTTACTTCTAAAACATAACTCATTTGTCTATAAGCTTTTCTACCAGTTTATCAAGCTTATTATGGATTGCTCTAAAATGATCGTTCATTTCCTGCAATTCTCTTACGAAATCCACTTTCAAAACATACTCCAATGGCATACGGTTTACATGTTCTTCTAAGGCATTAATACGTAATCTCTGATTCTCTACTCTTTGTATAGCATCTTTCAATCTCTCACGATGGCGGTCTAATACTTTACTAGCTATCCAACCACCTCCTGTAAGAGAGGAGATTACTGCACTGAAAATAATGGCGATATATTCAGGTCCCATAGTTCTATTATACCTCCTATTAAAAGTCTAAATGAAGTTGTCCTTTACGAGCTAATCCGTTTACAAGCCAAACTAAAGCATCAACGCAATCATCATGTCCACTTACGCCAAAGTTGGTAAGCTCTTCAAACATACTGGTAAAGTTTCTAAACCTATTAAACACTATCTTTCTATCTTCGAACATACCCATTATTCCTCTAAAACGGGCTAATTTATCTGCTCTAAATCCTTTTACAGGATGCCAGATTAAATTATATAAACCTTCATTGTTTTGACATACTCTTTTAAAATCAGCTTCCAAAGATGCTTGATATTGTACAGCCTCTGACCAGATATCACATGTAGAGTAGGTGGGAAAATAATTTTCATTAGCATCTTTACCTATTATCGACCAGTCGTATAGAAGCTCTTTTAGGGCATCTAATTTTTCTAAGTTACCCATAACCCTAATACGCCGATAATCAATTATGTGAATACGATCTTCTATTCGTCCGCCTAACACCATGACAGTATAATCATTTCTTTCTTTTACTCCAGCTGATAAATCAACTCCTATACCTAACGTATCAAACTCAGTAGATATCTCCGCTTTAACAATTAACTCTGGAGCTAGTGATAATTCATTCTGTCTAACTATCTGATTCATGTATTGGAAAGAAAAAGCTATCGGTGCCTGTCTCTTCTTTTCTTTTAGATATTCAAGAGACCACATCTCAGGCCAGTAAGATTCCTCCTCTCCTGTTTTAGAATCATTCAATATTGCAGATAAAACAATCTGTGTCCAATTGTTCTGTTCATTAAAAGTAGTGGAATGAATATCATCATGCCTAAATCTAGTGCCTAAACAAATAGCTCTAGCTCCTTCAAACATAGTGGGAGCTATGACAGCATTCCAGTTTTCTTTCATCTGATTCCTAATATCTGGATTAGCAATATCAGCTGATGATTTTATAGCGTCATCAATCATGACCAGATGAGAACGTTTAGATGTAACAGAACCCTTTAGACCAGCTGCACATAATGTAAACTGTTCTTCTCCGGTAGTATCTATCCCTGCAAACCTATGATCTATCGACCAGTACTCGTTACTGGTTACGTTTTTCATTAATCTTACTTTCGGAAAAACTTCCTGATATCTTTTACTTTCGATGATTCTTTTGATCGTTGCTGACTTAGATCTGGCAATATCAACGGTGTAAGACAGATATAAGACTTGTAGAGGC